ATGATATAAGAACCTTCAAAAATTGACTCCGGGTGCTGGACTCGAACCAGCGACCCAGGGATTAACAGTCCCTTGCTCTACCGACTGAGCTAACCCGGATAACACTTGATAGCATCAGAATGCTTGCAGCGCCACCGAAAGTTGAAGCCCTTGCATGTGCAAGAAACATAAGTACCTTGCTTCTCTACTATGTAGACCTTACCTTCGGCGGTACGAACACGAAATTTGCGGGTGGCGGCTTGCTTCATCATGCTGCCATACTATACGATATTTTCTAATCTGTCAATGGTATTTCAAGTATACCGCGGTGAAATGTGTGGCTATCCAAGCCAATAGCATACCGTTGGCTAGCATTAGAGAGACGGATTTCAATGGCCCTTACGGCCACATTAGGATCGCAAGTACCGCACATGAATACGTCCACGGCAGCATAGCCATATTCCGGCCAAGTATGCACCGAAGCGTGGCTTTCTGCCAGTATAACCACGCCAGTCACACCGCAACCATCACCAAAGCCATGGAAGTTGCTATGCAAAACCGTGGCCCCTGTCGATCTACACGCATCCACAAAGACATCTTCAAGTAACGAAACATTGCAGAGAACGTGGGGCTCAATGCCCCACATTTCCGCAATCACATGACGCCCGAGGCGTTTTACGACCGGGACCTGCAGCATTTCGCCGTCAGGCCTGACGAACCAAATAGGTGCGACGAACCTTCGTAGCCTTGAAGAATTCACGTACCAGGTTTACCACAACCTCATTATCAAACTGCTTGCATGAGAACACATCAAGATACATCGTGTCATTCTCATTCACAAAGTGAGCGCAAATATTACTGGTCTCAATAAGCTGCACAAGGGTATAACCAGCCTTGTTGCCGCTACCAAAATTTACGATCTGCGGCTCGCCATATGCGACCATATCGATATCCTTCACAAGCTTCTTGGTGAAGTTGTAAATCGTATCATGATCTGTGATCGCATTATGATCGCAGCCGCTACAGTCAAGGATGAGGTGATAACCCCAGTAGGTGTCGTCCATGCCAGTCTTTCTCCTAAGGCAGTTTGCTAAAGCTCTCTTGATTGAGCGTATCATAGCAGGCTGCATACCAGTTGTCAACAAAATTTCTCACGGCAACTTGGTCAAACTTGGGTTCTGCCAACAGCTCTTGCAGGTTGTCGCCTACAACGCGGTTTGTGACCACATCGTAGTCGGCCCGACCGAATGTGACCACGGGCCTTTGGTGCAATAGTGACTCTAGACCAGTTCCAGAGTTTACTACAACCACGGCCCGTGCAGACGGTATAAGCTGGTGGATAGAAACGTCATCCATCCAAATTGTGTGCCGGTATTTATTGGCAATTTGTTTCAATGATTCCATCGAACCGGGATTAACTGGGTGACCCTTGATCACAAGCGGCAGACCAAGCTTATCTGTAGCTTCGCATGTACGAGTGATAGCTTCCTCGACCTTTACTTCGGAGTGATAGCGAATGGTTTCATCGTGTGGAATCTGGCAGAGATATAGCACATAATCATTCGGTAAAACAACATCCTTGTGATCAGGCTGCTTGAACTTGCTATAATTCTGATAAATGCGAGTTGCAAGAATATCAAACCCGCTCACATTACTATCACAAGGCTTAGTAAATGACGTAAACGGATAGCCAGATGCGCTTGCACCCCAACCACGCTTGTCAATTGTAAACAGATACGGGATAACCGTCTGCATATAATACATGATGTTCACACCACCAACAGCAAAATTCTCTGTCATCTTGTGCGGAACATAGCATACATCAGGTGATAGACTCTGAATTAGTTGCGTGGTGAACTGCCAAAGTGGTAGCTCAAGCACTTGCACATTATCACCCCGGCGCTTATGCTCATTGAATACCATCGATCTAATATTGAGCCACGGCACACGAACACCAGGAATCGACCCGCGCTCAATTGGCACGGGCCCTTCCTTGAATGTCACATCAAGTCGTGGTGCTAAAAATAGAACCTTCTTCATGACCAAAAAGCTCCCTTGACAGAGGGTAGTTTAGATTCATATTGACGCTTACGCGCAATATACTTGTCATTCTTATCCTTACGAGCACCCTTACCAGTCCAGATTGGTGTACCTTCAATGAATTCCCAATCCATAGTAGAACCATCAAATCTGTGAAAGGTCAGACTCTTTTCATAATATTGATATGTCTGATAGAGTGCAACCTGATCTGTAAACCACACCAGACCATTGGTATTGATACCCCTATGCACCTTCGCTGCAAAATCGCGCGAGCCTTGTGAACCAGAATAGTAAACAAGGCCTGCTGCAACTCTGGTACCGAGAGCCTCCCAACCCACGGTACCAGGCAGCGGATCGCGCAAAAATAATCCAACATCTGCATCAATCTTTCTTAGCTTTTCATTGAAAAGCGAGTCGATATCAGACAAATACATTGCTCCACCAGCTTCAAGCAATTGTGGCGCAACCAGAAAGCGATTGCTTGCGAAATATGTACGCAGCACTTCACTATTGGTGCCCGATGGTATCTGAAGCTTTTCAATAGAGAAAGTCATCTTACCTTTTTGTGCCACAGCTTTATATCGAATGCGAAGTTGATTTAGCTTCGATAGAGTATCAAATCTTGACTCCGTTGGCATTTCCATCACATGAATATGAATGGAATTGTCAACAATCGCATTCGATGCTACAAAGGCAGTACCATGTGCATCAAGATATAATCTATCGCATGAGGCCATGACGCATAGTGCATCAGGCTGCTCAAAGAAATCCTTCATCGTCCTATAATCCTATATGGTACGAATGGTGTATTTGGAATCTGTGCCGAATAACCATTTGCCTTTGCAGAATCCCTCATACCTTGCCATACATTGACAAGGTCCTGACGCGGATGAGGTTCAGGTGTACCAGTAAACCACTTTGGACGCCACGGCTGAGTTGCCATCTTAGTGAAATGCAAATGCCAAATATCAGCAGGCTTTAGATCCTCACCATCATGACAATTCCAGCGCATATCAAGTTCCTTCACAAGCTTCTCATTACCGCTAAAAAATCTGATATAACGATGATGCGCTGATGGATTAATCTTTAGACGTGAAATTGGTGACAGATATTCTTCCATCTTTTCACAATCAAAGACAATAACACAGAATTCGTGACCACCGAAGCGCACACCCCTGCGGGCTGCCATCGGCTTATCCTCAAGGTCCATATCAAATAGCTCGCTAATATCTCGCATATTGATCATGTCGACATCGGTATAGATTGCGCGACCCTTGAATCCGCAGACCTCAGGAATAGCCCAGCGAAAACCACTAAACGGAGTTGACCACTCCTGCGTCTCCCATTCACCCCATGGACTATCTTTATCAAGAGTCTGCCGCATCCATGTGATATCTAAATTGCGCGAGCAATTTGACCGCAGCGAATACTCATAGACCATCTCGGCCTCTGCATCCTCACCGTTAGATGAAGTTCCAATGAAAAGTCTTACTGAATCGGTCATATTACATACCTCTCTTGCGGAAAAACATACCAGTGCGCCCCATGAAACCCTTGGGCATCGTGGAATATGCGCGAACATTACCACTCATTTTACCATCATACTCGAAGCCGTTAGCCGCAAAAACACCAATCCAATAATCGATTGATCGACAATTCACATGATGGTGACCGGGCCACCCCGGAGGCGCTGCGGTGCATATAGCATAATTGCACAGACGAAAGCTATGCATGAAGTTATCGAGATATTTCTCCTCGACATGCTCAAGAAATTCGACAGACCATGCTAGATCAAATTGAGTTGTCGGTAATTGTGATAAGCTTACAGGACCAATAGTATAGTCATGAATTGTGATATGATTGGTCTTGCGCTCTACATACGGATCACCATCAATACCCCATGATTGAATATTAAGACTCTTGGCCAGCTCGATCATACCACCAGGCCCACAGCCGATATCAAGCATCGACTTGATACCAAAATTATCTCTAATTATCAGCAGCGCGCCAGGATCAAGATGAGTGCGATTTAGATGTCCGCCCAGATGTGCCGGTGTTACTTTCTCGGCGTCCAGCGATGATGTGGCTTGGTTTTCTAAACCACTTTCCGTTGATGTTTGCATTGATATATTCATCCTTTTCTAACACGTCACGTCGAAATTGTTCTCTGACCTCAGAGTAATTTACATCACCTTTGGTGGAATGTACAGATAAAATTTGGCGGTGAAACCTATCTTGCCCAAATTCTTTTACCAAAGCTTTAATCTCATCACCAGAACCATAGTATGTTTTCCAATCACTTTCTTCGCGCTTGCGCTTTGTCGCATCTTTCTTTTTTCGCATTGACCAGAAATACTTTCGGCCCACATATTTCTTATCTGTTATTTTGTCGGTAATGAGATAAACAAACCCGTAGGATTTGCCGATATCACCGCTTGTAAACGGAACACCGTCAAATTCCCACGGGTTGTCATAATCTAATATCATAGACGATCTCCCTTAATCGTCTATGTATTCCTCATCTTCATCCTCGTCGTCATCATCTAGATCAAGATGCTCGCCGCAGAATGGACAATACTCTGGTGTATAAGAAACACCATCTTGATCGCTAGAATAGATTAGAATAAATTCAGCATCACATGATGGGCATGTGATTTCATCTTCTTCCTCGTAATCAAGCTGCGCGGACTTTAGTCGCTTCTCCATTTGAGTATGCCTCCTCCCAAGTGCCAGTGAGACCTGCAACCTCATATTCGGTCACGCGGTTCTCAAAGAAGTTGGTGTGATCAGCACCATTAAGCACCCATTCGAGCCAGGGCAGAGGATTGTCCTTCACCTTGAAGTTAGGCTTAAGACCCAGCTGTAAGAGGCGCCTGTCCGTTATATAGCGAATATAAGACTTTACCTCATCAGCTGTCAGACCATTGACTTCACCCATTGCATATGCAAGATCAACAAACTTGTCCTCAAGACGAACGGCCTGTCTGGCCATCTCATAAATCTGCTGCTTAAAGTCATCATTGACAATTCGCGGATGCTCGGCGCAATACGTTCTAAAGAGAAGCGCATTTCCTTCGACGTGAATACTTTCATCACGAATTGACCACTCGACAACCTTACCCATACCCTTCATCTTACCAAATCGCTGGAAGTTCAGAAGCATGACGAAAGATGCGAATAGAGCAACACCTTCATTGAATACCGACTTGGCCAATGCGAGACCCAGACCACTCTTGGTGCTGGTATCTGCTTCGGTCATAAAGTCAATCTTGTCGGCCATCTCTTTGTATTCCATGAAGGCCAGATAGACATCATCAGGTAGACCCAGCGTATCATTCAAAAGTGCATAAGCACGCTGGTGTACGCCTTCACGTGCGGCGAAAGAGCCGAGCATGTTTCGCACTTCATTATTCTTAAAGTAGGGCACGAACAAGTCATAATAGTTTTTACCGACGGCAACATCGGATTGGGTAAAGAGTCGCAAGATTTGGGTGACGAATTCCTTATCCGACCCCGCCATCTTTCCAGACTTCCAATCGGTGACATCTTCTCCAAGGTCAATTTCATCCTCGATCCAGTGCGCTTTTTCATGGCGCTGTGTAATCTCAACTGCCCAAGGATACTGGAAGGGTTTATATACCTTGGAGAATTCCAAGAGCCCACCGCGCTCCTTGACAAGCAGCTTATCGCCTTGCGCCAGCAGTTCAGTATATCCACCGATACGCTTACCATCGATGAAAATCTGCGGCACAGTATTTACCTTGTGCTGCTGATAGAATGCATACCGAATCTCCTCATTATCCATGCGATCTTCGGTATATGTGAGACCTCTGGCCGTCAGCCATTCCTTTGCCTTTTCGCAAAATGGGCAGCCAGTCTTAGATACAATGCGAATATCCATAGTCTTTATCCCTGACATGCAACGCACTCCTCTTGTGACTTATCTTGTGTCTCACTAATATCAATCAACTTATTACGCTCAACCTTTTTAGAAACATTCTCTGCGCGGTTAGATGATTCTGTACGCAAATAGTATAGACCCTTACATCCAAGCTTCCATGCTGCAAAGTGAACCTTATGCATCAATGCGCGAGACTCACCAGCAGGGAAAAATAGATTGAGTGACTGGCCCTGGCAGATATACTTCTGACGATCTGCGGCCTGTTCAACAAGTTCCATCTGATCAATTTCAATAGCGGTGGCAAAAATACGCTTTTGATATGCGCTCAGGAAGTCCAGATGTTGAATGGAACCGCCATTAGTGATAATACTTGACCAGACCTCATCCGTATCTTTACCGAGCATGGTGAGCAATTGCTTAAGGTATTCATTTTTGACCAGGTGAGAGCCAGCGCGAGTGCGATGAGTAAAAGCATTTGCCTTCCAAGGTTCGATTGAGGGTGAGCACCCATGAACAATTGAGCTGTTTGCATTGGGTGCAATTGCAATCAGATGTGCATTACGCATTCCCGTGCCAACCATATCGGGCGCTTCACCACGCTCGGTAGCAAGAGAGCGAGACTCAGCGATAGCCTTCTCCTGAATATCTGCGAATATTTCTCGATTGATTTCCCGAGCTTCCGGGCTTCCAAATGGTACTCCACGCTGCTGATAATATGAATGCAGCCCCATCGCGCCAAGACCGAGCGACCTCTCGCGTTGCGCCGAGAAACGCGCGCGCGAAATCTCGTCCCCCGCATTCTTGATAAACACGTTCAGAACATTGTCCAGCATCCGAATCATGTCTCTGACGATATTGGAGTTCTTCCACTCGTCGTACTTCTCTAGGTTTAATGAAGATAGGCAACATACAGCGGTTCTTTCCTCGCTAGTTGGTAGATGAATCTCATTGCAAAGATTAGATCCATGAATTTTGAGACCAAGATCCTTGAGAGGCTGCGGCAGACTTGCATTTGCAGTATCAATAAAGTTTAGATAGGGCTCACCTGTGCGATAGCGCACCTCAAGAATGGTTTCCCATAGCTTTCGGGCCCGCATAGTTTCACGTGCGGTACCATCATTTGGATCGCGCAAGGCCCACTCACTATCATTTTCAACAGCCCGCATAAATTCATCTGTGATATTGACAGCATGATGCAGATTAAGACACTTACGATTTACGTCACCAGTAGGTACACGAATGGTGAGAAATTCCATGATATCAGGATGCGACACGTCAAGATAAGCGGCATAAGAACCCTTGCGCGTCTTACCCTGACGATATGCTGTCATATCAGAGTCGACCGTATGCAGAAATGGAATTGGGCCGGGCGCGACATCAGAAACAGAGCGTACAGATGACCAGTGACCACCCACGCCCCCACCCTTGACAGAGAGCCAGCGTAGCTCGGCTGTGTGATCAATCAGACCCTTTAGAGTATCAGGCACATATGTCAGAAAGCACGAAATAGGAAGTGCCTTGACTCGTTCACCTGGTAGTGTTGCATTTGACAGCACTGGCGAAGAATACATGAACCACCCATTTGAGGCTGCATCATATAACCTTTGAGCAAGTTCCATATCACCATCAGAGAATGCAACCGCCGCGCGAGCGAAAGACTTCTGCGGTGTATCTTCATTCTTGCGACAATAATAGTCACGTAGCAGGGTGAGAGAAAACTCTGAAAGTAATGCGTCACGGGAAGTGTCAATAGACACACCCAGGTGGTCAAGCAGCATATGTGCCTCCGATCGTTAAATTATATGTTGATAATATTAGGGAAAATTCTAACAATTTCCCTGGCACATCCCAATGCAACTTCGCGATGTTCCTTCTGAGTCGAAGGATCGCTTCTAACTTCAATATAGTGTAGCCAAGAACGAATAGAACCCTTCATATAGACACGCGAATTAGTCAGGCCTTCAGGTAGAACTGCTCGCGCTTGTTCTTTGGCAATACCATTTTTAATTGCCCACTCATATTCACGCTCCGCAGCAAATAGAACACGCTGCTGCGAACGATACCATTCATTCTGTAGATAAACGTCATCCACCTCAATACTATTCTGACGGTTTTTATTATCTTGCAATCTCGCCTCTCGTGTCACAAACTGCATATCCTTTGTTGGATCAGCATAACGCTGACTAAACTCTTGGAAAGAAAATGACCGATGGCGAATAATCTGATGGGTGATATCACGCGTGGTGTCAATCTCAATGGTAGCATCTACCATCTCGAGAGGCGACCAATGCTTGTGCTTCACCAGATACTTAACCAGCTTTTCTGCACTTTCACTATTAAATTGATTGCTTGGATTAGATACTCTGGCACAAAATGCGACTAGTTCCAGAGCATTACTGACGCCTTGAGTTTTAATCTCATCCACTGGTTGAGTATAGGAAATTAATTTGACTTTCGGCCCACCCATAATAATCTCCATTTTAGCATTTCTTCCAGTCACGCAAAGCTAGATTAAGAGCTAGCCCTTGGTGGGTGCAGGTATTTAGCAGAGTCACCACCTCTGAGAGATCCACCCCATCTACTACTGACTCATTGATATCTTTATATTTCCAAGTTGATGGCCAAATTACCATAGGAATATTTCTGTTAATCATTTTTTGCATTTGGTCGACCAACTGCTTATTGCGCGGTTGATTGTCAAATACCAACACAGCCTTATCTTCGGGAATATATGAGAGAGCACGAACCATGTCGGTACCACCAGGCGCAATAGAATTTGGCACCAGCATCGAGTCGAATTGCCCTTCTAGCACATATACAGTCTTGCTCACATCAACTCGATCGAGGCCATAGACAAGTGGCTCATTATTGATGCGAACCGTAATATATCGTATTGTGCTATTACCCATAGCACGACCCGTCACACCAGTAAGCTCACCGTTTAGATTACGAAAAGGAATGACAATTCGTTCGTCAGAGATAAGCCGATCTTTATAGCCACTGTTTAGCTCCTCACATACTTTCATATCTTTTGCATAATACAAATCGGCAAATCGTGCCTTAGGTATCTTTCGACCCAGCAGATATTGCAAAGCACGATGTTCCTCGGGTAAAGTCGAAATTTGCACAAGACCAAGATCGGTAAGACGTGGCTCTGCTATAGGTTGCGCTTTAAATTCAGGTTTAGGAATTAGATACCGTGGTCCGGTATTACCACCTCTGGATTCTTTGAATACCTCAAGACGATATTCTCTGGCCAGAGCAGGATCGACATGCTCTATAAGCTTGGACATATTTGTGCTAATACTGCAATTGTGACACTTGAATACCAGAATACCCTTGTTCTGATAGACATACCCACGCGCTTTGGTTCGGCTGTGACTTGAGTCACCGCAGAATGGGCAACGAAAATTATACAGCCTATCGCTCTTCCTCTTAAAGAGGCTGAGTTTCATAGACAGCATACCAAGGTATTTGTGATCAATATGAAGTTGCATAGACCTTATAATATATCAAACAGGGTCATATGTCAAAGGCTAGATTAGAAAATTTTAATAGAATACTTGTTCTGAAAGGTCATAGCATCATTCCACGAATTTACAAGAGGTTGCCCTTTGATATTAAGACTTGTATTCATAAGCATCGGGCAACCTGATGCATTATACCATGCTTCAAGCAATTCTCTAAATCTTGGATTATTTTCTTTGGTTACTGTCTGCACACGACTTGTATTATCAACATGACATATACCCGGAAATGATTTTGGATCTTTGCATTTCGATACAAATTGCATGTATGAACTATCACTAATATCAAAATAAGTTGATGAATGTTCTGCTAGTATTGCTGGCGCAAATGGTCTAAAATTTTGTCGCTTTTTTATCACATTCATTCTATCTTTTGCATTTTGACCACGTGGATCACATAGCAAACTTCTATTACCGAGAGCCCTGGGCCCAAATTCTGCACGACCATTAGCAATACCGACAATATCACCGCGCATAAGATATTTTACTATTCTATCAATGTCTAGCTCTTGATCAATATCTGTACCAAGATATGGACCATTCCATTCTAGCTTGTCATTCAATAGTGCTGCACATGCACCTATAGAATTACCCGCATCACCTGGGTTAGGCATGATATATACATTGTCATATATCTTAGCTAATAGACTATTGGCCACACAATTTAGAGCCACACCACCCATGAATACTAGATTTTTGGATTGTAGATGAGTTTTCATCCACTCTGCTGTTTTAGTAAGATAATATTCGACTATAAATTGAGCGGATGCAGCAATATCAAACTGACTTGCAGTCCTACCATCTTCCCACCACTGACACCCTCTATGTAAATTGTGCTTTGCTTTAAATCTTGGTGGATTCCAGTCATCAAAGAATGTCTTTAACATCTTATCAACTAGAGTCGGTTCACCATATGCAGCCATACCCATAAGAATGTATTCATCCTCATTAGGTTTTAGACCGACATATTGTGTCATTGATGAGTAGAATAGACCTATGCTATTTGGATATCGATAGCTTATGACCTTCTTTAGGTCACGACCAGAAGCTTTCCATATCGTGACAGTGTTCCATTCACCGATTGAATCAACAACCAATATGGATGCATCATCAAATTTGGAAGTAAAATATCCTGCGGCCGCATGACTTTTATGGTGACCGACAAATTCATAATTGATATGACCAAGACCTATAGATGAAAGTACATCTTTATAATTTGACAATATTGGTCGCTCGCCAGAAATTAATCTGCGACTTGATTTAAGAAAAGGTCTATCAGAAATTACTATTGTCTTTGGTATGCCATATGAAAGCATTTCCTCAACCATCTGTAGATTGAGACTGCTATCATTTTTTATGCGAGAATATCTTTCTGAGTGTGCCGCCCAAAGTATTCTATCACCATCAACCAACGCCATGCTTGCATCATGATTATCGCAGTTGACTCCGAGTAACATTTTAGTATATAAACGGATCGTTCTTAGCAATTTTTTTTAGATATCTTTTTCTTTTCCAAATGTATATTAGCTCTTTAATTTTTTCAATAATTTTCATATCAAAATGGCCTTTCTTCATAAAGATACCCATGACCGGGATATTCTATTATCAATTTATGTAAAAATGTTGCAAGTTTTTGATTATTTTCATATGTCATATGATTTGAATAAAATTCAGTTTCTGTGTTCATTGACAAATATTTGTCAATTGATTGTTTGACGGTAACACCACAATTAAATTTACGAAATTGCTCTCGATGTTTTGATACACCATAGAGATGTATGACTTTTTCCACTTGTTTCTTTGCTAGAAATTGATCCAATTCAATAAACCACTGACGTTCAGCCCAATCATGAAAATTTGCAGAATATAGATGCTTATAATAGTCAGCCGCGGCTTGATATATTGTTCTATTTTCAGAATTTTTTAAAATCTTAGCATGTTTATAAGCACTAGCCATTGTAAATGGTTTGTTCATATCACTAGGTATTCTACTAGCTTCCGTATGCACAATTATTACAACTTTTGCAGGTTTTGAATTTAATTCAGCAAATAAACGATTTCTTATACTCCACCAGTGACAGCCGGGATAACCGCGTCCACGAGGGCGACCTTTTGCAATATCAGTTAATTCAAATAAAAGAGCATTTGGCCAGTGACCTAAATTGCCTCTTTCTGAACACCAACTATCACCAACAATTAATATATCATCCCAATCGTACATGAATTAGTCACCGTTACCATTTCCACCCTTAGATGAGCTACTCTTACCAGCAGGCACATATTTACCTAGCGCCTTATAGAATACCTTATCCTGATTGTCTTTAATAAATTGCTTGAAGCGAGTTTTCTTGCGGCGCAGCATCGCCATTGGTGGTCGACCAGGCTCACCCTCCGGTCCTACGCCTACTCCGGCAATATTACCACCACCGACTGCATTAACTGGTGCGTCCTCTTCCATCAGATCCTCCTCAGAATCATGACTATGAGAGGATCCATGGGTATATCGGATCCTATTATGGTCTCGTTTTTCTTACCTATACCGTCAATTTTTTCTGGCCAGTAACCCATCAGAACCAAAAACGGCTTTAAATATTGTAACTGATCGCGCATCTTAAATATAAGCATCTTAGTCATTGCATCACGTTGAAATACATTATAGAGTGCTATAAGATGGTTTAGTATATATCTATCTTTTAATTCACCAGTCTTAATATATCTACTCATTAATCTTTGAAGATTGCGTATGCGACCAAGATCCTCGTGAAATTCTGCCTCATCTACACAGGCTGGATTTTCATAGTGCTTGGCCGCATACAAAATGAAATTGCTGTCATCGATAATATTCATGATATTAGAAGGTCGATAGAGCTACCCTTTTCAATGTTGTTGTATTCACCGCGATATACAGATGTGTATTGGTAAAGAATGCTTGACCGACCTTATAACCTGCGGTGGCTGCATTGTTAGAACCAGGAGTCGAACGAAGCGTGGTGATAAAGTTATTCACCTTTAATAGGCCGTTCGATGTGATATTGACATTTGACGTAATGACTGTATTCGAGCAAGTAATTGTCGCATTACCCTTGACGGTCACACGAGAATTGAATACAGTATTTGAGGGTACCGCACCGAAGAAATTCTTTACAGTAATATTCTTCGATGTCGGTACACCATTGGGATCATCTATCACAAGCAGCAGGTCCTCGGAAGCCGTAGTCCCCAAAGATGTTAGCTGACTTACCTTTTTATCGGCCATTCTATGCTCCTACTATTAGCCGCCAGTTGTGGCCGAGCGAACCGTGAATGTGCCGAAGTTATTTGACACAGAACCCGCAATCACATTATTAGCAAGCTCAGCACCATTTGTACCGAGGTTCAAGCTAATCAGGTTTGCAGTAAATGTGCCAGTTCCGTTGGCCGCGGCAAATGATAGCGTATTTGCATTTACCTTATATGTACCAGCAACACCAGGCACAAAGCGGAATACCAGAGTATTATTCGCATTGATAATATCTGTGCGAGATGTAGAAGAACGAGCATTGGCTGTAGCGATTAGTGTATTACCGCTGACAGTATTTGCAATGCGAACACGAATGAAACCTGTACCGCCCTTGTGACGCACCGGCTCATTAAATACGACATATAGATTGGCTGTGCCTGAGCGCACAAGAGCATTACCACCTGTCGAGTTTGATGAGACGTATACCTGAGTGATTTCCGGAAATCCTAGATGAGATACATTAGCATAGCCATCATTGAGAATGCCAGGATTAGCGGCAACTAGAACTTCATCACGCTGACTATTCGCACCATCCTTGTTGATGTTGCGACGACGCACCCAACCTTGTGTGGTAGCAATTACATTGCGTTTCCAAGACGCTTGACCATCAGTGGCACCACCAAATGGCTGAAAGCCATATTTGATTCCTGCAACTGTATTAGCACCAGAAACAGTGTTCTGGCTATCTTTCTTAAAGTCCCATAGAGGCATTTGAGTTTCCTTTCCGCTTTTCGTAAGCACTACTCAGCATAATATAAATTACTGGCTATTTAGCATTTTAACTTTAGGTTTATTCATGTCCGTTTAGTCTTTGATTTGGATTTTGCAATTGTTTCGCGAGCCTTTTTTGTTAGCATCTTTAAACGAGAACGTGACACGGGGTTATTCGATTTTTTATATGGGCCTTCAAACGGCGGCTTCTCTTGTGTTACAGCCTCGGTAGGCACACAGTTAGGTACCATGCGTCCATTTTTCATCTTCATTCCTACTGCAGTATAGCCCGACCAGCAAGCTTCTTCTTTGTGGAAATTACCAGCTTTCATTTCATCATGATGTTTATTTGCCATTCTTTCTGCTGCTTTTTTTCTATCAGCCCCAGAAAACATTTCATGACCCTTTTGACCAGAACCATGTTCTTTAGCATAAGAATCGGCCGCTCTATCAGCATGATATTTCCATAATGTTTTTGCTTTTTCGTGATCATATGTTCCTTTTTTGTATTTCTTCTCAAGATTTTTTACCACAGGAACATGAGACGTTTTATAAAGATGTGCATTATTATCAGCATATGTATGAAGTTCCCTTGCTGCTGTATCGGAATCTTCATTGATTTCTTCTTTAGGCACACAATTTGGTACCATGTGTCCGTCTTTCATCTTCATTCCTTTCGCAGTATAGCCTGACCAGATGGAAATTCAGAATTTGCTGTCTTATAAACCCTACCTAGAACTTTATTATACCGTATTCGCGTGGGTCCTCTGCCATGATTATTAGTCCTTATTTTTCTTTATCTTACGAAGCCCTCATCTTACGAAGTCTATCAGTCGCCTTTTGAATACCAGCTTCTCTTGACGGCTTTACCTTTTCAGGTGCCAGACCTGCTACCTTAACTGCATATTTACCAAGAGTTCCTGGGCTCAATTCATCGACCTTTTGTTTCTCCTCCTTGGCCATCTTGGTTGCAGTCGCATACATCACTTCCTTAGCGCGCTCACCGTAACGCTCCTTGAAGCCGGGCATTTTCTTCTTGAGAGATAGCACAAGCTTTTCTTTCTTTGACTTCTCGGCGGCGGTTAGCTCGCGCTCGGCAACCTGCTCTGACTCCTTAAGCTTCGGATCGACTTCGACCTTCTCCTTGCGAGTGCCGACGATCACACCCATGCGCTCGCCGCTATTTTCCTTCTTCAGGACTCCGCGACCGGCCAGCACGTCCTTGTGCGTGATCTTATCCTTAGGATGAGCAAGCTTTGCAAGCGCCTTCTCCTTTGGTGTCTCTGGAGTTGTATGCTTCTTCTCCAGAATATTACGGATTGTTTCTAGTAGAGAATCCGAAGATCCCATCTTACGATTATTAAACATTTTACTTTCTCCTTTTGTGAAGTTACAGATTCAAGCCATCTAGCTTTTTAGTGTCTGTTCGAAACTGTGCCATTTACCAAGCCTTGCAAGACCAATAACGCGCCTTCCAGCGCGGACCGGGATTATCACAATTGTGACGTGCGCGGAAATTGCTACGACGACTAGGAATGTTCTTCTTAATTGTCATATTTGGATCACCAAAGCGTACAATCACAACCTTACCAGCACCATTTGTTGTATAGACCGCAGACTTCTTTGGGCCACCAGGTGTGCGGAATGGTTTATTGAGTGTCACCTTGCGACCCTGATATTCGGCCTCGGTAATTTCTAGTTCCTCTTTCTGTACATCATCACACTGACAGTTACCACCGCAACCGCAATCATGCTCATCATCTTTCTCTTTAACTAAAGCTAGTTCCTCCTGTTCGCGAATACCTGAAAGAGTCTTGCGAATATCCTTGTATGTCTGAGGTGACTTACCTGGATCCTTAGCTTCTTGTGTAGCCCACGGCACTGGCGCAAGATAGCGTGTATCTTGCTTTGACTCATTCTGACCTGGTGTATCTTTCTTATAGACTCTTACACCAGAGTCAGTACCAATCTCGCGATGACATGGATCCGGATCACCCTCTGCACGAATCTGCTTATGAACTTTGCGATAAACAATGCGACCGTCTGGTAGCTTTTCTTTCTTATATTCAAAATCTGCGGCACGCATCATCTGACCAAATGCTTCATTGACAGACTCTTTGCGAACTCTTGCGGCCAGATCCTTGTCTGCACCACCCCAGGTACCACTACCCTTTGTGATAAAAGAATTGACGCGAGCATAGGCCCATTGTTGCTGGCTTGCGCCCGGACGATGTCCTGTTTTCCATGCAGCCATACCGCGATTATAGACCTGTCGTAGAATACCTACAGGAATACCTGACTTCTCAGCCTTCTTAGCTAGACCCGAATCAGCAGCTTCCTCTACAGATTTCTTCTGCATTTTACGGCGAAGGTCTTGAATTTTCATTTGTTCGCGCTCCCTATCGTGCTTTTTATCTAATGTTTCTTTTTCTCTACGCTGTTTGTCAGCCATTAATTTTGATGAACTATAAACTGACTCAAGATCATATCGCGATACTGGAACGGCACTACCGAGCGGCTGAACTGTAGGATCCAATTGAAATGGAGTAAAATCTTTAAATATATTTCTATAGCCAGCAGCCTCAGAAAATTCTTCAAACTTCTTATTATAAGATGCTGACAGATAAGAATATCTCACCGGTAATTCTGGCGGATTGAATTGCATATCATTTGCATAGTATTCGTTAGTTTTTTTCTTCATTGAATCAATAAATTTTCTATATATGTCTGCCTCCGCGCTCTTACCAGCTGCCTTGGCTCTTTGTTCCATGGCCACAGCAGCCTGTATCTTGTGAGCATGACTGCGGCCACTGTTTTTAATTTTTGTAACGCTGGCTTTGGCATCGGCCACAGTGGCAAACTTTAGACCTGTAATTGTGCCTTTGGGATTTTCATCTGTATATAAGTCACTATGCTTTTTGCTATTGGCAGGCTGACCAGGCTTTCTTGCTATGCGATTGCCTTCTGCCGCATTCGGCTGATCTTTGTATTTGTCGTACGAGGCTGCATAACTCTGAATCATCTGATTGTACTCGTCACCAAACTGTCTGCGATATTTTAATGTGTGCTTGCTTGTCTTTGTCTTACGATCATCACCGGGTGCAGGTTTATATGCACTAGGATCACTATCAGACATTTTGGTCTGACGATCAAATTGAGCAGCACGCTTTGAGGCAGTACCCTTGCTTAGTCCAGCAAAATATTTATGACCTTCCATCGAAAGTTCCTTGTCGCCAAGCTCAGAACGGGCAGTAAATAGCTTTTGTAGATCACCTCTAGCACGAAGTAGTTTATATACAATGTTTTCTACACTATATTCACCACCCTTTGCTAGGCCTGAGCTACGCATTATGCGTAATTCGGATAGCAATGCATCGATTTCTGATACGTCATTTGTGCGAAGCGCAGTATCAATTTCATCTTTATACTGACGATACTTGCTGCGAACACTTACGTCATCTAGTGTTGGTCTCTCATTTGTTGGATGCTTTACCCATGCATCCTTCATTATACTATAAACGCCAGAGCTTACTGCAGGTTCTTCGGTCGGCTCAATATACAGCTCGACCTCAAATCCGCGAATGTGAATTTTATGCGCTTGATTCCATATGCTTTTCTTTGCATCAAATAGCTGGCGCATATAGGCGCGCATCGATGCGCCACCTTTTAGCTTTACAATCACATGCAGGTCAATATCACTGTGCATTGTATAGTGATAGCTTGCATTTGATCCAGTAAAGACAATGTCCTTGACATCTAACGGCACACCGACTGATCGAATAAAGGTATCTGCAATCTTTCGCAATTGAATGCGAACCTCAGGCATGAGACGATCATCTGCGAATAGTGCAGGATTTAATTCGTCATGCACACCAATAGCTTCGCTTGATTGCGGTTCATCATCACCGTCAGGATCATCCTCATGCTGCATTGATACCGCGGTCTGAGGCATCTCACGATCAGCAGGAGTAAATGCGGATGTACCACCACCAAACATATCATATTCTTCGATGTGACCCATGCCGGTGCGTACCATCTTCATAACTTTATGAGATGATGACTTTAGCTTTTCTGGGAGGCCCGATTTGAAGCCTTCGTGGTTATTGTTTTTTGCGTGTTCGCGCATCTTGGAGGCAGACATTCCTTCAGCGCCCTCAGCATCAGGATCACGCTCTCCGGCTGAATGTACGTGAATTTTATCAAAGTGATATTCCTTGCCATTATAGCGATGCAATAGCTCATGCATCTCTTTATGACGATCACCACCAACTACCACATGAACTTCTTTGCGACCTTGCTTATGCAGGTGCTTCATGACATCAATAATTGTCTTATGTGACCCAGACTTAACCGAGTCACCAAATGCTTTGCGAGCTAAACCAACCTTTTGGCTATGTGACAGAGGATTCTTCTTACGATCTTGTGTATGCGATAGATGCACTTCTGCATCTGCACCATGCTTTTTTGCTATACCGTGAAGATGGTCTACCAGTTTTTGGTGACCAATGGTCGGAGGGTTCATCCGACCAAATGTAATCGCGACAGGCTTCATATACCCTCCACGCACTGGTTTTCCTTAGACTATACAGTGCTAGGCTATTTAGGGTTTAGCCTCTTGTCGCCAGAAGATTGGCGCGACTAAATTCTGCGCGGTCTACAAGCTTAGTTGGTGCACCATTATGAATTGCTACAAATCCTTCAGGCTTTGTGGCCTGATCACCAATTGTGTGTTGAAATGGTCCTGGATTAGTAGATAGTGCATGTACCAGAACATTCTTTGCATTTTGTAGATGGTGATGTACCTCAAATGATTTGTCAATATGATGACTATTTGCATCTAGGTGATCAAGGTCACCCTTTAATTCTTGTTGACGCAAAGAGCGAGCCTTGTCAGTCTTTAGTGTTGACATCGCCTTAGCATATCTTGTAGTAATATACTTCTTTAGTCCATCCGTTGATGGCTTTGTGCCTTGACGCACTGTGTCATTGATATACATCTTGATATGGTCACGATGTCTAGCAACCGCATTGTGAGATGCAGCTGTCATTTGCGATGCAGCAGCCTTAGCCTTTTTCATATGTGATTCAAATTCGCGCCCCTGCGCTGTTGTATAGCCAGTGCGATCTACTGGATGTTCAACAGAAATCATATGCACATCATTGTGTCGCTTGAATGTGGATTCATTTGGATCAAATGTAGCTCTCATATTATTGAGAGTTGATCCCAGATACTTGGTATGTACAGCTATACCAATCTTAGATGCTGCGACTTTTTTGCCAGCAGGAGAATCCTTAGGTGTTGAATAGGTAATCGTATTAGGCTTGAAGTGAAGTTTGCCGTCTTTATTTTTGACATCTTCTGGTGTATGCATGATATCACCCTGAAAGACTTGGCCCTTTGGTGTTACCTTTGGTAAATGCGTTAGTGCAGCCTTAAGCTTTGCAACCAGGCCAGGAGCATGACCATGATTCATTTCAATATCTTCTGGTGTATAATTTAGTTTTGGCTTGACATTGAATGCAGATTTTGATGCGACAAAAAATTTCTTATTTTCTGGATGATAACCAAATACCACAGAAGGTGATCCATCATATTTCATTGTCACTTTGACATTACCGTCTTTACGTCTTAGTTGATCATGCACATCATTTAGTGTTGCGGCAGCGTGTTTGAATCCCGGCGCCCCAAGATTGATATGATGATCCTCTGCATGTTCAAGATGCTTTAGCTTATCATCCGAAGCTACGGACTCGGCAATAAATTTTTTAAAAGAAATATCGATCATATCAACTTCTCGAAACATTGAATGTAATTGACGTACTTGGTGCTTTGTCTGCGACAACTATTCTTCGACCTCTATCGGTCTTTGTTTTAGATTTACCATATATTAATGGTAAACCTTGATTGTCAACCTCGTCTTTAGTAAATGGTTGATCTTCCCTACGCTTTCTGGCACGAATATAAAGCTTTCCGCCAACTTTTGTATAATATTCGTCTATTGAATACATATTACCATTTAATTTGCATATACCATCTTTATATTCAAATGTAACATCCATTGGTCCAATATACATAAAATCTATCGGGCCACCAACAGCGGAATTACCCCTTAAAAGCTTTTTTACATCAGCAGGATCAATCAATCCAAATAGCTCAGGAACGTCATCACCAGTTTTATATTTTCTTCTAATATATTGCTTTACACCCTCAGCTAAAAAATTCTTAACTAATCCTGGAAGTATTGTTTCTATACCTGATAGGCCACCACCAGCTAATGATGGTGCACTTTCTCCTTTATTAGACACATTATAATTCTTACCTTGAGTTTTAATAATCACATCGGTATATGGTTCTGAACCAGATGATGTTCTTCCAGAATGTTTTTCTGCACCCATCACACCATTGATGCGTTTACCATTTGCACCAATTATTGTTATCGGAGAATTACCATTAGTCTTTATAGACCTCTTAATAGCATTAATTACACCTATTTCCTGACGTTCTGCTGATGCTCCGGCCATCTCATCCCTCAAACTTTTTCATATAGCCCTCAATAAATTCGGGCGGGATGGGTTTGCTAAAGCGCACCTCTGTGGCCATATAATATTCAGAATCATTCTTTTCTGGATTTGCGGAAGTCCATTTGATATATTCATTCTTGCTCATCATGCGACGTCTGGCATCACCCATGTTCCCGCGCAGATTGGAATCCATATGACGCTCTGCCCAATCAGCAGGAATCTTTAGCTTTAATACAGCACGTTCGCTATGCGGAGTATTTACAGTTTTTGCCGCGGTGCCTCTAAAATGCGCTTCGCCACCGGCGCCAGACATCGCAGCATATCCATGCGCAGTATGAGGATCAGGTGTTGTCGAATACATTCCAGTGCTAGGATCTGGTCGATTGATACCAGACTTAAGCATTGATTGAATATTGCGCTCATGGGTTCCATGATAGAGGATATAGTGATCACCCTCTCTCCACCACCCACGACGCTTTGTTTGTTTATCGAACGGAAGCCGCTTTGCTTCCGTTTGTTCCATTAACCATCTTTTGAACGACATGGCCACCTCTTTAGTCTGTAACCATATTTATGAAATTTTTAGCTTTCCATCAACCATGGTAAGCTCGATTGGCTTTCTATTGGTGCGTGTATAGTCTCGGCCGCCGTCAATGAAAGCGGAACCGTCTTTACTCTGACGATAATCATGACGATAGCCACTAACCACAACTTCACCATCGTCGGCCACTACACCATAGATTGGATTAGCAAATGCGGAAGCTGCATTGCAAATCCATGGTCGACCCTCAGAATCGAGATAGATACCGAAGTAATGACTATGCGATGGATTCTTTAGCTCTGACTGGTAGAATACTTCAACTGGATGCAAGCTCCAGTTACCATCCTTTGTTTTGATAGACCATGCGCCAATGTACTTTGCATTGCGCTTTTCTTCTATAATTTCCGTCTTGAGGCTATCATAGAATTTTTCGGGATATGTGATTTGCATTATTCGCGCAACTTATAACAAAAGAAACCCATCTTACCGATAGTTAATGAATCAAATCCACCATTATTACCGATGCGAGATACAATCTCGCACTGCTCCTTTGAATGCATCAATAGAGCGATACGGTCTGGCTGAGACCCCTCAGAAAATATAAGGCTTACCACAACAAGCACCCACATTATCTAGACCTCCACAAATATTTGTCATTACCAGTTATTTGTGCCCATTTGTTTAGAAGAAGCTTCTCCATCTCATAGGCTTCTTTCTCCCACGGATGATCTTCATATGATACTTCTTCACTATTGACACGTTGACCTTTCCAGGTCACAAGATCACTATTGAGAATATGATCATAAAGCTCGCGTCTGGCAAACTGCTTGACATGAATAAGCTCATGAGCCAATGTCTTTAGTGTTCTCTTACGCGATGGGCTAGCATATAGACGCACCGTAAATTCTTTCGGGCGTCTATTATCATCAGTCCATTCGCAGTCTCCATAGATACCCTCGGACTTGTGTAGGTCCTTGATTAGTTTAATTCTAATCGTTAGGGTATCAGACAGACGATGGTTCATCAGATCACATACCATCCATCGAGCAGCTTGGCGGACAAGGTCCCTATAAGCCCGGCTGTGGCCTCGAACGGAGATGTGTGGACCTGACTTTACCATACAGTTCCCTATCATAAAGGTGATTGTATCAGGTACTCGTCAAAAAGTCAATGGCAAAATAACTAGACGTATATATTAAGCCCAGCGTTTCTTTGGATGAGAATACCGCTCTGTCTCAATAGGTTCATCAATGGCTTCTTTCTTGGCTCGACGTTCTCGTCGTTCATCTCGCCAATCACGATTATAATCTTTAGTTTCAGAAAAGCCATAATCATCGTCATCATAACCACTGCGTTCATTCTTGCGACTCTTACCCATGTTACACCTTAAGTCCTGAAAAATCCTTTCGACCCATTTTCTTGGTCGTCCAGCCCATCTTATCTTCCTCATCACGACGCTGACCAAATTGGGTCTTGTCCATGACAGGACGATCCTCTATGATATCAACCTGGGCTGATTGTTCAACATCATAGAGCCGCATTTTTTCTCTATCAACACCGACCACAAACCTGCGATTTATTGCAGGATCTGTATATCGGTTCTTGAGCTGCTTGACCATAATCTGACTGAGGTCTTGAAGTTCCTCTGTAGAGATTAGAGCAAACATGAAGTCTGCTGTCGCAGGTAGACCAAATGATTCGGATGTGTCGGTGATATCAACATCCGAGCTAGAATAACCGCTGCGGGTTGTCTGCGTAGCCGATACAATAGGCACGTTTCTCTCGACGGCCAAACCACGTAGCTCCTCTGCTATAGCCTTGATGTAGGTATAGCTATTGACATTTGATCCCGTCTTAATACGAGATGACATGCAGATATTTAGATAATCGATGTAGATAATATCGGGCACAAATGAACGCTTGAGATTGAGTTCATTCAATAGATGTCTGAAGTGGCCCGCATGTGCAGAGGCCGTCGGATATTCCTTGATGATAAGCTTGCCGGTTGTCTTTGAGCGAAGACCTGCAATCTTCTTTTCATATAAATCGCGAGGTAAAACCTCAAGATCAGGAATAGGTACATTCAGAAGATTGGCATCAATACGTTCTGCAATCTTCTCCTCAGCCATTTCCATGGTGATATATAAAACATTCTTACCCATCATGAGATTGGCTGCGGCCATATGACACATTGCAAGAGACTTACCAACACCCGTGCCCGCAAGAATGATATTCAAAGACTTGCGAGATAGACCACCACGAGTAATCTTGTTCATCAGGTCAAGGTCAAAGGGAATCTTTTCTTCAACACGATGATAGAAGTCAAATCGTTCGGCAAAGTCATCGATTAGATCGTGACCGATATGTGCGTCAAAAGAGACGGCTAATGCATCTGAAAGTATTTGCGGAATAGAACCCTTGCCGCGATCCTTGTCCTTACCGTCAAGAATTGTGATGCTATCCATAATTGCATTATAGATTGCACGTTCTTGACAGAATTTTTCAGTTGCATCAACCAACCACTCCTTCTCCACAGGCTCAGGCGGAGACAGGGAATTAATGATATCAATAACCGCTTGATGTTCTTTGTCACCAAGCGACTTGACACTATCAATCTCAATGGCTAGAGCTTCACGGCTAGGTAAAGAATTGTATTTCTCTACGAAGGCAGAGATGTTGGAATAGATCAACTTCTCCGACGCATCCGTAAAATATTTATCGCTTACAAAAGGAAGAACCTTGCGAGCGTATTCTTCATCATGAACCAGATGCCTCAGCACCGTTGTTTCGATTCGCATTATGCATCTCTGCGGTTGTTAGAACTACGTGATATAGAATTGAGGCCAGAACGTGCTCAAAATCCTTAAGCATTTCTGGCGTCTGTTCCCAAGCTGACTTTAGAATCTTATAGGTGAAGGCAAGAACAGCATTACCTTCACCATCATCCATTTCATTTATCTTGACTGTATTGAAATAGAAATTAGTATCAGCAAACTTACCATTTGTAATACCGAAGCATAGATGATCCTGCATAGTCGGTTCATCTATGATAGTATATTCAGCCAAGGGCTGATTCGGTATCGACCTCTTCATCATTATTCTCCATCATTTGACCTTGACCATATTTGAACTCTTTACCAGCGGCAGCATCAATTTGATCTAGTAGATCCTTTGTAAAGAACCGCTCAGGATCTTCCTCAATTTGTTTGCCATAAAACTTACTACCATCAGGCATCTCAAAACGATTTGATACTTTTTTAATTATATCATGTTTCTCAGCCAAGTCAAGAAGTCCATAGTATCTATTGAGCCCACTATCATAAGATAGCCTTACATCAATAGACTTGTTTTCCTTGGTAAAGCGGCTCTTAGCCAAACGGCAATGAATTATATTACCAATAACTTCTGTGCCATCGCGGTCTTTCTTTTTAGATAAAAATACAACCTGCGAGGCTGCATATTTCAAACCCTCACCACCACCCATATCCTTAGTTGGTACATATGCACCAATTACATTGAAGATATGATTGGTAACGAGCAGCGAAACATTGGCCCGAGCAAGCTTAAGAGATAGCGCACGGAATGCACCACGAATAAGCTGTGAGCGGGTCATGTCTCGCGTATTCTTACCCTCAGAGATATCTTCAATCTCTTTCTCGGTTGACAGCTGACCAAGCGAGTCAAGAACCATAAGCATTTTCGGGCGCTCCTTCTCAGGCACCTTCAGATAGTTGTCAAGAATTCGCATCGCATGAGTGCGGAAACTTTGCACAGTGGCCTGCTCAGAAATAACCACGCGGCGAGGATCAATACCACGCGCGATAAACATTTCCTTTGTCACAGCAGCTTCGGTATCATAATAGATCACACCAGCATCAGGATTATCCTTCAGGAATTGCTGCACCAGACCAAGCACAAAGAACGTCTTACCTGTCGCGCTTTCACCAGCAAAGACAGTAATCTTATTATTAGGCACACCACCATAGATGCTACCAGAGAGTGCAGCATTCAGCAGGTATGATCCGGTATTCATGGTACCTGCAAACTCTGATGAGTGCATACCATCATCTGCAATGTGGGTATCGACATCGCCAATTTGCTTGACCATATCACGAAAGAAGTCCTTGCTCATTATCTATCTCCTTGTGTTTCGTTTGATTTGAATTCTGTCATATAGCTATTGTCTGTGATTTGATTACGCTTATTTTCTACGGAATATACTGTCATGTCAATCTGATATCCTGGGTTATTCTTAAGTGGCACATCAATCCACGCATCATCATGCCAGATGATTCTATTGTTTGGATATGCGTAAAAGTTTCCATCATCTACTTTAAACATGTGAGCACACTTATGCTCTGGGGTTTCGCTAAAGTTTGTATCTAATACACCCTTATTCTCCCATGACCAATCCATAGTAAACATATACTCACCACCCATGCGAGTATTATCACATCGAACAAGCTGTGCGCGAAGGCCAGCCATTCGCGCGCGAATATTTACATCAATATATGGGCTAAAGCAGTTCCAGTAATAGCATTCTTCGATTTTTGGAACTGGTGCATCTTTCTTCCAGCAAAAGGCCATCAGAGGACGACGAGTCCAATTGACGCCATTATCAAGAAATGCCTCAAAGAGAGGCACTCGCTTTTCAAGACTAGCAACACTATGCACATCACAAAGCGAAAATTCACCATGACCCTTTTCATGATTATAGAGATATTCATTTCTCATATAACATGTAAATGTGGGCAAATTGTGATTGAGATATGCCATTAGGTGAAAAACTTCTCCAATGTGGGTCGATCCTCATCTCGCCAACCAATTACGTCGAGGATCGAACGAAGTGGTTCAAGAAATGCCTTATCAAATTGTGTTTTATAGTCTATGTAGCATTCGATATCAAACTCGGGTGGTAGCACCGACGGGATAGCCAGAACATTTTCACCTAGCGTATTAGGTATCTTGAGATAACAAAACTTGACCTTCTCACCATCTTTGATAGTCTGATAAGTCTTATCAAGACCAAGCTGCTTAAGCTTACGATTGTATGCAAGGCTAGCCCGCACATGAATCGGAATGCTTTTCTCTGCGCGAGAATATTTTGTAATACCTTGCACGCCACGAGGAAACGAAATGTCTTCGAACGGCAACTTATTGAAATGTTCGCGAAAGGCGACAATAAAGGCTTGAAGCGCAGCCTCATCCTTATTCATAATGATGTCAAGCGCATCCTTAATGGCCTTGCGACAAGGACCAGGCGTAGATGATTTGACAGCCTCGATGCCCATCATCTTTAGTTTTGGATTCTCATAGCGCACACCTTCAGAGTCATGTACGTTGAGAATATATCGCTTCTTACCAGTCCAGATACCGCGGTCGGCGATCACCTCGCGCTTCATCGACATCTTCTGTGCGAAGGCATTCATATGCTCGCGCAGACCAGCATAAATCTTATCGATAATAGGTTCAAAGCCTTGCGATGCAACCTTGTCAAGGTAATTGACAATCTGTTCGTGTGTAGGATTCTTACCATCAAAAATCTTTTTGACGAGATCATCAAGTGTGATATACAAGCTATCGGTATCAACCGCGATCACATAATCCTTGTCAGTTGTGCCAAGTAGCTTATTGATATATTCATTGATCTTGACCTCAGCCCAGCGAATAGAAAGCTGACCACCAACCGTGATGGCCGTAGCTTGATTGAGGTCATAGAAACGAAAATATGGATTACCGATAGCACCGTAAGCTGAGTTTAGCTGAACCTTCTTTGCAAGTTGCATGTTCTTGTATCGAGATACAGCCTTCTCATGTTCGCGCCTTTCTTGTGGAGTCTTAGCAGCCTCGACGTCTTTCTGCGCGGCAATCATCTTGCGCTTATATTCAGAACGACTGTCATACATGCGCTCCATCATCTCAGGTAGAAAGCCCTGCCGTTCATTGCTGAAGTATCTACCATTGGCCGCGAGACTACTGCCCTCGCGAATAGGCGGCGAAAACTTCGGATCAAGCAGCTTATCAACAGTGATATCTACGCGGTTCTCACGGTCAAGCATCTCGGGTGAGATGTTATATTGCATGATAAGATGCGGATACAGAGAATTCAGGTCAAATGAAAGCACCCATTGGTGAGCACCAACCAGAGGCTCCTTGACATATGCACCGACATAGGCCTCATCCTTGCTACCACCGCCAGTCATCGGCACACAGATTTTCTTCTTCCACAGATGATTGTGGATAAGCACATCCCACATCTTTACCTGTGTGAATACATCAGTATAGTTAACCTTGGCATCATAGGCCAGAGCTAGCACCATATCGATTAACTTCATCTTCTCATCGAGGCGGTCGACAAGCTCAACGTCTTTGATGTTATAGTCAATAAACTTCTGATAGTTTTCCTTGTATAGCTTGTGCAGAGAGCCATATTCGGAGTAATCAAGCTTCTTTTCACCAAGCTCGACATGAGCAATGTGATCGAGGCGATAAGACTCTTGCTGCGAATACGTGAATTTCTTGTAGAGTTCCAGATAGTCAAGAGTCGAGACACCAGCAATATCAACAGCAGTTTGTGTCTTACCCATGATGTTTGTGGTGCGCTGCGAGATAAAGCCCCACGGCGAGAGGCGCTTTGCGGCCTTCTCATCAAGAACCTTGGAGATGCGATTGACCAGATACGGAATGTCGAAGAATGTGATATTCCAACCAGTGACAATCTCGGGATGATATCCACGCTCCCATTCGATCAAGAATGTCTCCAGCAGGTCACGCTCATCACGGCAGCGAATATATCGCACAGCATGATGCGACGGCCGATAGTCACCGCAACCCATTGCAATGATTTTCTTGCCGCGCTTGAGTGTGATTGCCGTAATAGGTTCTTGGGCTAGCTCTGGAGTCGGAAAGCCATTCTCAGACCCGACCTCGATATCAAGGTTGGCTATCTCAATCAAGTCGCGGTCATACTGAATTTCACCAGGGTATTCTTCATTGAGGAATGCATACTGGAATCGCGGCAAACCATAGATATCAAAATTGGATACATCACTGTATTTTTCAATGAAGTCTTTGGCCTCGCGAATGCGCTCAAACTGCATGGGTTCAACTGCATTCCCAAACATATTGTGCCAACCAGATTTAGAGTGCCCACCCTTGGATGGCACAAAAAGCGTTGGTTGATACTTGATGCGGTCGGAGAAGCGGATACCATTCTCGTAACCACGTACGTGAATGGTATCACCGATTTGAAAGGCAAAGGTATAGAATTTTGTCATGCCGCCATTATATACGATTTTTACTTGCGTGTAAAGGGTATAATGTTCTCGTTTTTAGGTAGTTCATCAGTTTCTAGTTTAGCATTGTATCCTGTGATCATCTCATTATCAGGTTCATAGGTAAAAAGAATATTGCTTGCAGCGATGCGAATATTCTTATTTATAGTAAATGGAATATAGTCTGTTATTCCGACGGAGGGCGCACCTGAGCTATTAGTCATCCCAACCAATAGCCCAGGATATGCAATTTCCCATGCATATGCTATAGTATTATAGCGCGCATGGCATACTATATCTTCGCCTGTGATTAGCTTGAGACCAATCACAGGCCATTCGCGTGACATTAGTGATTGCCTACTACACCTAGAATTTTATGATAGTGATGCTCGCGATCAGCAAGACCAAGATCACCACCATTGACAAGCTTTGTCATCTTGCGAACATCACCAGTGTCAGCAACTTCATTTAGGCCGCGCGACTTCCAGAACCAAGCAGCAGAACGAACAGCACCTTCCGGAGTCTCTAGATATGCAGGATCAGAAACTAGATCCTTACCAAGACCCTGACCGCAGCGCGTATAATTGCTACGACCCGTTAGCTGAATTAGACCGCGACCACGGAAGGCCCAACCGTCACCCTTATTTACATTACCAAGATTTTTTGCACCCCATGCACCACCATAGATAATATTTGCGATACCTTCCTGATTAGCAGGCTTCTTAGTTGCATCATTACGACCAACCTCAGCAGCCTGAGAAGCCATGATGCGAGAACCAAAGAGAGCAGTCAGAGCCGATGCCTTGTAATTTAGGTTCTCCTTAATCGCACTAAACTGAGCGGATTCATGAGCAACCTGAGACAGAAACCCTGCGACTCGCTTTGGTGTATTGATTTCAAATTCCCCACAAGCAGCAACAAGAGCATCAGCATACTTGTTTAGATTGTCCTTATTAGCCTTCGGAAAACACTTGTGCAGGATTTCTGCTGTAAGCATTAGGCGTTCTCCTAACGATTGTTCGAATTTAATTCATCTAGTCTGGCTTGTAGGAGCTGTCTGTGTTCCTTAGCAATCCGATGGTCGGCTAGCATATAAGAAACCTCTTGGCTCTCACACCACTCTGTATATATTGTGCGTATCTTTGACATTACTCTGTGAAACATCTCTTTCTCCAAATGAAAAATGGGGAGAGGGATTCCACCCTCTCCCCTTGGCAAGAGCACTAGGGCTCAGCCATTTAATTGCTGAGGATCTGACTTTCTAGACTTCTTTGACGATTCACCGTCAGCAATATCCACCTTTCGAGGCTTCTTGCTATCTGGAATCACATTCTCAAGCCAGACCTTCAAGAGACCGTTGATAATCTCCGCGTTCTGAACTTCAATTGAGTCGGCCAGATGGAACTCACGCTTGAATGCGCGGTCGGCAATACCCTTATATAGATAAGTAGACTTCTCATCATTCTTGGTCGCGCCACGAATGAACAGCTTGTTATCCTGAAGCTCAATCTCGAGGTCTGAGCGACCGAAGCCGGCAACAGCCACTTCGATCACATATTTGTTTTCATCGACCTTGGCAATGTTATAGGGTGGCCAGCCAGGCACAGCTTTAGTAAGATTTTCTGTGGCTTCAAGTATACGCTTTTGCATATCACCAAAGCCAACAGTGAACATGTCCAGCTTGGACAGATCGCTTAGTAGTACCATGTTATCCTCCTTGGATAAGCGAGGGTTAATAAAATAGCATCCCCGATTGAGCGATGCTGTCTATATTTATCAGGAAGTCATCCCTCTGTCAAGGGCAAATCAGTCATCTCAGGTAATAAAAAAGAGAGGTCTGGTGATGAATATGTTGACGGCTTCATGACCTTACCGTTCTCGTCCTTGATACGTTTACCGTCAACAAACTTGCTCATATTAGAGCGATGAACCTCGGCAAAGCACTTATCAAGATCGATACCAAATGCGTGACCAGCACCGTATACCACATATAACAAATCGGTCAATGCATCGGCGATCTCGATGATATCTTCATTCACCATACCTTCTTGAAGCTCAGTGAGTTCTTCATCAATTAGCTTATATCTCAATAGACGAATCTTATCTTCAGGCCAGGTAGGTGTTGTATGCACATCTTGTTCGGCTACTCTCATGAAGTCGGCCACCATAGCAAAATTACTCATATTAATTCCTTACATTGTCACCAAGAGTCGAGTGTAGAAACCACCCATGTTTCTTATGAGCACCCATGCGCTCAGAAAGAAAATCAGATACATCATGCGCCATTGCAGCCTCGGCTGCATCATATGCAATTTTAATTGACTGTAAAACTTTAGCATTGTCAACTGCCAGAGTAAGAATCATCTCTTTTGCTTCAGGCACAGTCTCAAGTTCAACAAGTGTTGTCAGTTCTTTGAATCGACCTAAAGTACCAGGAGCATATGCACCGGATGCGCGAATATATTCGCCAAGTGGATCGATTGCACCATGAACGTCGTTATAGATATTACCAAATAAACCATGATACTGAACGAAATCGGGGCCCTGAACATTCCAATGGAAATACTGAGCCTTGACAGCAAATACATATGTATCGGCTAGTGCTACTTTCAAAGACTCAATAAAGTAGTCAGTCATTAGTTACTCCTTTTCTTTCCAATAGTATATTTTGCTTCCAGAATCCAATCACTCTTTTCCTTGTGTGAGAGGACTTTGATCTGTGATATTGGTGCGACCTTATCTTTAGTCATATCAGGATTCACGACCTCCACCAAATTCCATTCCTCAAGGAGATTAACAATTGTATTCCGACGCATTTCATCTTCTTCGGCAAAGTTAGTAGGCTTACCATCAAGAGCAAATAGCTCTTTAAAATGTACGATGAAATACCTACGTTGCTTGTGAAGAATGTGGCAAGACTGATATAGTGTCTGGTCTTTTCGTGATGCGACACCAATACGCGTAAGTGTCTCCCTAATCTTTAGGAAGTCCTCAGGATTCTTCAGTCTTACCTCTACCATTTCTGCTATATCTATCATCAGCTCCACCCTTCTTAGTCCTATCATGGATTACGGCGAGCTGATCATTCGTTAGGACAGTCAGATAGTCCCTAGCTCGATTATAGTTACACGCATAGTATTCCATGACAGCATTAATATTGTTATCATCCGAAGGCTTTGGCCATTTGCTTGCGCCTCGGCGTCTAGACCTCACTGTATTTATGAGATAGTCATGTTGTAACCGGTTATCTAGATGACCGCGCTGATTCATCTCATTTGCATAGAGAATAGTATCGATATGAAATGACAGAGCCTTATTGACAAGGAATGGCACGTAGGTCTTATTAGCAACCTCCGCATCATCTTTGAAATAGTCATGCTTGGATTCACCAATGGCCTTGACCATATCAAATACACCAAGCTTAGTTTCTTCTGTCATTTCCATTCACAATCCATCATAATCTGGGTAAGACATGCTGCCAGATTGATTTCAGGATTGACAACAAACCCAGATTTGTATTGATAGTCGGCTAGGATAAGAACCAGATTAGGAATACTTGCAGGCTTCATGTAGTCATATGCACTATCATAAAGCTGACGATAGACAGTATTCTGATCAAGAGTTGTATTCTGACCAACCCAACTGCGCATCGAGGTGAAGTCTCTCTCCTTGAGCATCTTGATTAGACCCTGAAGGTCTGCATCAGAGATATTGGCCAGCACTCCAGCATCAATGGTACCCTTGGTAGAATATCGCTGAAGCTCATTAAGAACTCGACGCCAATCAGGAAAATACTTCTTGATAACCTCAGCAACAATCTTCTTGTCGAATTCGATATTCTCAGAAGAAAGAATACCGCAAGCACGCGACATGAATTGCGCTGCGATAACCGGCTTATCCTTACCGCTAATCTTGAAGTCGATAGTCGAACACCTGGAGTGCAGGGGTGCGATAATCTTATTCTTGAAATTGCAGGTCAGAATAAAACCGCAGTTGTGTGAATACTGCTCCATGAAATTACGGAGAGCAGGTTGAGTGTGATGCGTCAGATAGTCGGCCTCATCGAGGATAACATACTTGCGACCACCCCAAAGAGATACCGTTGATGCATAACCCAGAATGCGAGTCCTGAGAACATCAATGTTACCTTCCATCGAGCCGTTGACAATAATATAGTCGGCACCGATTTCTTGAAACATTGCTTTGGCCACGGTAGTCTTACCGATGCCAGCAGGACCAGACAGCAAAAGATTAGGAACTGTCTTGTCATCTACAAATTTCTGAAATGTATTCTTCAATTCATCTGGGAGAATACATTCCGCAATAGTCTTGGGTCGATACTTCTCGACCCACAGAAATTCACTCTGATTCATCTCCATCGTCATCACCTTCATCATCATCCAATGTGTCTGTTGCTAGACCATCAGCAATACTGTAGAAAATCATTGCTGCTTGATCAGAACCAAGACTTGTCACATACCCTTTGGTAATAACTGCGGTCATAGCTGCAAGCAGCTCTAGCTCTCGATCCTCCATTCGGGATGACTCCAACAACTTGTGAAGCCAACCCATTAGCATGGTTGAAGTGATATAATTCACTTCTTTGGAGTCGAACATGCGACCCAATACTCGATGTCACCAGCCTTAGACTTGAAGTGTGCCATACCGTTAGTGACAGCAACCTCATAGTCACGAGGCAGAAGCTTCAGGTTCTCAATGTCAAAGATAGCCTTGTAGTCATTGGTCGCATCACCAACTGCATATTCGGTGCTATCGGAGATATCTTCAAGCACATTGGTGCCTGAGAGATAAGACTTACCATCCTTACCATACAAAAGCACGTTCGGAAGACCAAGACCTGCGGTAAGCTTAAGAACCCAATTCAGAGCGTCATTATTGATAGTAAAGGTCGCATCGACACTCGGAAGCTTAGGATCGCGTGCAGGTGGATGCGTCACAGTGGCGACGCCACCATGAAGCACACGAGTAGATGCGCGCGAGTTACTAATGACCGTATGCTTGTCCGTGAATTCAAGTTCAGGATTATCATAGGCCGTAAGAACCATGATGAATTTTGTCAGATCATTGACAGCACACTCAATCGGAAAGGTCTCCTTGACATTCGCTGAAGCCAAGATGGTGCTCTTGGAGTGAATGGTTCGAAGATTACTACCCGGCCGAATGAGCAGCGATGGATTGATCGCTGCAAAATTCTTTAGGATTTCGATAGTCTCATTTGACAGTTGCATGATATACTCCACAGGTTAGAACATGATTATTATACATTATATTAAGGGAATTATCAACCCTTAAAAGCATTTGCAAGCTTCTTAGCCTTACCAAGTGCTTCAACGTCAGCAGTAGCAGATGCACCGATCTGTGCAAGATCAATCAGACTACCACTAAATGTATAGGTTCCAGTGTGATTCAGTCGCATCCACGGGCAAAGCCAAGTCTTAAGACCAGCACGTGCTGCATACTGGCAGAACATATAATCCTCAGACAGATAACGCTTAGTCGCAGGATCGATTACAGTATCAAAGAAGGCCATAATCTCACGGCTACCATCAAAGTGTTCCGTGCGAACATGATCGGGTCGATACATCAATTCAGGATATGCAGCCTGATATTTGACAAGTGTTTCCCGCTTGATCATCATGAAGCCTGTACCACCTTCAAGAACTTCTACGGGTTCATCAAGGCGAATGGATGTGGTCTGTTGTGTAGGATTAAACACATAGTCACCCACATAAGCTTCAAGGCTATTAGCATCCTTGTCAGCGAAACCCTTATCGACAGCCCGCTTGATCTTTTCCCATGAGATGCACTTCTTTGGATATGGCGCGCAGACAATATCCTTACCCGGCTGATTAGCAATGACGGATAGTGCAATAACGTCGCTCGGATCAAAACCAATGTCCGAGTCAATAAACATTAGGTGGCTATACCCGCTGCGAAGAAAATCATCAACCAGATAGTTACGAGCGCGGGTAATGAGGCTTTCATTGAAGAGGTAAAAGAATTCAATATCCATACCATATTCTGCACCGATGCGGGCCAGATCGGCAGTACCCTTTGCAAATTGCCCGGTGCAGCTACCACCATACATCGGAGTGGCAACAAAAATCTTATTCTTACGCAGCTCCTCAATGGAGACATTAATTTCAATAGCCATGGTATACCCCTTTCATACCAAACATATAGCATATGTAGGGTGTAAAATACAAATAGGGCCGGAGCCAAAGCCCCGACCCTTAACTTACCACAAGTAGCTATTAGGCCGAAGCAAGGGCCCGATAACCAGCCGCAATCACTTCGCGGCGAGGAGCACCGAGGCGATACAGCGTCACCTCGTGGTTGTTACCCAGAGTCTTGCGATTAGCATAGACCGGGTAACCCTGGAAGCGCAGGCTGGAGGCCGTTGCGCTCAGGTTTTGGATACCGAAGCGGCTGCGAGCCTGACCCTCGGTGATGTCACGACCCGACATCAGGTAGTTAAGCAGACGTTCAGTCTTGGTAGTCTTACAGGTCATAGTATATACACCTTTCATGTATGATAGTGTTGTATAAATGCTTCATCAGAACGGGATTTCATCACCCTTAGGTTCTTCAGAAGCCTCTGGAGCAGGTTGCTCCGGAGCCTTGGGCAGGGTCGGATCGACCTTGCGATAGAGGTCGAGGAAGGACTTCTTAGTCTCCTCGTCAAAACGATTGATGCACATCGCGATGGCTTGGGTGCGATCATCAAACAGCTTGTAGGCCTTGATGATATGGGTCAGGCGGCGAGTGGAGATAACCTCATCGGCTGCACCCTCGGCGAAGGTGCGACGGATAACGTCAGCCCAGGCCACAAGATGTTCAATGAAGCCATCAATCTCAGGAGTGCGCTGTTCAAATTGCGCCTGCAGGATCTTGGTCTCAATCTTGGTATTCGGATAGTCCTGCTCGATGGTGATCGGGAAACGCTCAAGTAGCGCATCGTCAAGCATGGATGCAGCAACATAGCGACCATCATCGGAGCCACGACCCTTGGTGTTGGCCGTCACGAAGATATTGAAACCTTCAGCAGGATACACAACCTCACCAGTCTTTTTGACGAAGTAAGGCTTACCCTCAAGGATACCCTGGAGGCACATCGCCTTGGTCGGATCGGCGCGGTCAGCCTCGTCAAGCAGCATGATTGCACCGAGTTCCATGGCACGAAGCACCGGGCCCTTGAGAAACTTGGTCTCACCGTCAATCAGACGAAAGCCACCAATCAGGTCGTCCTCGTCAGTCTCACGGGACATCTGAATGCGGATCATCTGCCGCTTCTGGCGAGCGCAGGCCTGCTCGACCATGAAGGTCTTACCATTACCAGAAAGACCCGAGATAAACACAGGAAAGAAGGTGCGGCTTAAGATAACCTTCTCAACCGACTTGAAGTCGCCAAAGGGGACGTAGGTCTTGTCCTTCTCCGGAATCATCACATAGTCATGGTCAGACTGAGCATTTGGATCAAACTTCTTGGGCCTGTAATTGGTCATAGGAATAACCTGTGCGGCGTGTGCGATGGAAGGCAGCTGATACTTACCACGATCGGATGAGACAAGCGAGGAGAAAAATCTCTGGCGCGGCCGAGGAAGCCCAAGCTCGCTAGCCAGCTCGACTAGAACCTTCTTAGCCACAGTAGCTTGCTCGCCAAAACGAGTGGTGGCGGTTCGCAGAAGCAGGTCACGATTAGAGGTATTCATCACTGTCTCCATTGTGTATGCGTGCATTATAATAGGTAATGGGCGATTAGTCAATGGCAACTTTGGTGGCCTTACCGGCAATCATGTCGATAAAGCGCACGAGCATGGAGCGGCTCATAGTCCGCTTGTTGCTTGCCTTGATAAAAGCCTTAGCCAAACGGTTGGCAGTAATATTACCCTCAATATCGTCAAGGTTCATGTCCTCAACATTAAGGTGCTTACCGCCCATGATGGCAAAGAATTCTTTCGCGCCAAGAACCTCAGAAAGAACCAGATGCTTCTCCTTACGGAGACGATTGGCCTGCTCGGCAGTCAAGTTGGTAAGATGGTTGATATCATTCAGAGAGTTCATCAAGCGAAACACTGCCACATTGATATTCTGCTCGACGCGAAGATTGCGAAGCAGATAGGCCGTGGTCTCATGGTTTTCAGTCACATAAGATTGGCGCATAGTCCGCTTGTCGCGGAGAATGCGACCACCCCAAGGGCGACCACCATTGACCGTAATACCATCAGACTCCCCATCTGTCAGAAAGATGGAGTGGACAATATCCAGCTTGGCATTCTTGCGGAAGTCGCGCACAATACCGTGGGCTAGAATAATGGTATCATTGAGCGGCGTGGAACCCAGACCAAACCACGCCGCAAAGATATCCGTATAGCTATAGTCCCGGTTATAACCACGGCGAATATTAAAGGATGCACCATATTCATGCATAAACCTAGCCATATCAAGATATGCGCTGCGCGTCATCTTATGATTGAACAATTCCATAAGGGCAAAGAAATTATTTTGCACAAACATTTCATTCTTGTCGCCACCAATAGTCTTAGTGGGGCCGCGGCGGCTCCAATTAGGATTGAGCGCGGTGGTGAATGCATAGACCTGATGGGCGATACCAGTCTTGCGGCAAAACTCGACAAGCGAGAGAAGCTGCTGCATGGTACCTTCCATATTGGATTGCATCGACCCAGAGAAGTCGATAAACATCACCATACCATGATTCTTGCCGTTTGGTAGAGTCGTAAGCCGACGGAAGATATCCTCAGAAAACTTGTATGAATGAACCTTATTCGGATTGATAACACCCGTCTTGGATTCTTTGGCGCGAGCATAAGATGCCGCAGCCTTCTTCATCTCAAATTCTTTGACCATATAAGACACGACCTTGGAATTGCGCGACACAAATTCCTTGTATCGTTCAATCATGCCAGTCTTGGTCTTATCTGTGGCCTTAGATAGAGATGTATTCAGGCTATCAAGAATGGTCGTATAGGGGATGATGAAACTATTATATTCATCACGTACCTCAGGCACATTGATATACGTCACGTCCTTGAGGATGCGCGGATCAATATGCTTCTTGGTAAGGTTCTGATCCATTTCATCTTGAGTAGATGCGGAGATGTCGGTCTTGTTTAGACCTTGCTGACCCTTACCCGCACCCTTGGACTGCATACCGTCACCGTCGGCTTCATCACCATCATCACCATCAATTTCAATGAAGTCATCAGCTTCCTCACCATCTTCGGCAAACTGCCAAGACTCGAGGTCACTTCGAGTCTCCATGTGTTCATCACGACGTTCTTTGGCAAACTTAAGAATTTCGCGCGCCAGCTCAACCACATCATCGAAGGTGGACGTGGTTTCCATCTTGAAGATAAACTTGCGCTCGTCATTATCGAATGGAACGTCAATAACCTGACCTGCCTTAAAATGAACATTCAGGCGATCGATAAAGGAGCAGCGATTGATCGGGCGCTTTTTGATGAGGCCGAAGAAATCTTCATCAATCAGATACTTGGCTGCAATGTCATAGTCAGACCGACCACCAGGAAACTTACCCTTCATCTTGCGGTCGATACGCGCATCTTCAACGACATTAACATAGCCGCGAAGATACTTGTCGTCATCCTTGACGACCTTCATCCAACCATCTTCTGGGGTAAAGAGGGCATGACCAACCTCGTGCAAGGCTAGCATGTGATATACAGGCTCTTCCATATTCTTCCACATAGGAAGCGTTAGAAGGCGGCGCTGAAGGTCAAAGGATGCGGTCACCGCCGGCGAATGCTCAACGATGATATTTTCTGTAGCCAAGAGACGCGCAAAGCGGTCAAGACCCTTGGTTGCGGTCATAAGGGCCTTGATACCCTGGTCGATTTGTCTGTCTTTCATGCGGCGATTATACTATGATAATGGCCGCATGTCAAAGGCTAATTGTGGTTAGTTGGGTCTCACTTGATGGCGATAAAGCCAGTAAATGCGTGGTTTTGCCAGAAAGAATCCACGCTGTTAAAGCCAGCCTCATTACACATAGAAATCAGCTCATCTCGCGTATTTGGCTTCATCATATGGCGAAGGGTGCGCTCCTTGTCCATAATATCATCAGTGGTGAAGGATTGACGCTTGAAGTCATAATAAGTGAAGGTACGAATCTCGTGGATTCTAGCCGAAGAGGCTACAGTCTTTTCTGCAAAGATAAATGCGCCACCAGTATGCAGGCCATCATAAATGCGATTGATTACATCCTGACGGTCGCGCTGCGGCATGAATTGCAGAGTAAAGATAGATGTCACCAGCGAGCAATTGTAAAATTGATAGTCGCGAACATCACATCGAACATATTCAAGCCACTTATCGGGATCAAGGTTTTGCATATCTTGTTCAAAGCCTGCGTAGAAATCTTCCTCAACCTCAACACCGACATAGGTGGCGCGTGGCGCAAAGGTATTTTGCTCCATCATAGTCTTGATAAGCTTACCAGTCGAACAACCAATATCGACAACCTGCGTATCATCTTCTACGAAATACTGTGACATAGAAAGCACATCATTCCACAGATCACCATAGTGGCGAATGGATGCATTGATGTGATTGTCAAAGCCCTCATCGCGAGTAGCAAAAGTAAACTTGGTCATGATGTAGCCTCCTTATAGGGTTTCAATACTCGTTCATATACTCGATTGGCAATCTCAGCCATAACTTTTGGTGCGACCATACGACCAATACGCTCGGCCTTCTGGTCAAAGGTACCCGTTAATTCATAATCTTCAGGTAGACCTTGCAGGCGCTTCAATTCGCGGATTGTGAACTTGCGGTCCTCCGCCCAATGAAAAAGCCCCGCTCCTGATCGCTTTGATCCATTCGCAGTCAGGGTCGGGCATGGCATGTTGGCACATGTTCTGATTAGGGTGAAATAGTTTTCGTCCGGATTCAGTTCGGTCGGTATCTCTGGTGAACATGGATTGACTCTCTTATCAGGGTTTTTAGGAAGAATTGAAAGCCAGTGTCTCTGGTTTTCGGAGTTATTCTGTACATAGTCTTTTAGCATTTGTATCTCATCATTGTCAACGGCTACGTCGGATAAAGCCGCGGCCATTGTGATATGACGTGAAGTTGGTTCAGGAATAACTTCATGCTTCATGTTTATGGTATGCAAACCTATTGTATCTGCGACATCTTGTCGAACACATACAAAGAAAGTTCTAGGTCTTTCTTGTGGTACACCATAATCCTTTGCGCTTAGAACATCATAGGTTACAAGATAGCCTGGCGGAATAGCACGAAATGCATTGATGAATTCATTAAGCTTAGGTATAGCCCTACCAATAGTCAGGCCGCGTACATTTTCGGCGATAATAACCTTTGGTCTAATATCAATTGCAATACGAATAAATTCAAAAAATAGATCCTCGATATTCTCAATCTTCTTACCATCGCTGTATAGCTTGGTCTTATTCCAATTCTTATATCGCTTACCTGCAGTGGAAAATGCGGAGCATGGTGGAGAGCCATCAAGAATATCAATCTCACCAGGCTTGATGCCGACAGGATCCATAAGATCCTTACCAGTCAAATTTTTGATATCACCAGGAATGACAAGGGTATCTGGAAAATTATGAGTATATGTCTTGATGGCTTCTTCAACAAATTCATTTACGCATAATACTTTACCGCCGGCAAGGCGGTAGCCCATCGAGGAGCCACCACCACCGGCAAATGTCGAGATAACCTTAAATCTCTGACGCGCAGATAAATCTTGCACATCTTGCATAACATATGGTTGATATTCAGTTATCATGCGCGATATGGAACCAGAACATTCTGATAGATATTTGATGCAAGCGCAGCCATCATCTTAGGCGCAACCATGCGACCGATGCGCTCGGCCTGCTGATCAAATGAACCAGATAATTGATAGTCATCAGGTAGACCCATAACACGCTTTAGCTCTGGTACAGTAAGCTTGCGGTTTCTTTCATAGTGTAGCACACCAGATACACCTCGCTTCTGACCAGCCTGAGTGACAGTCGGTGACGGTAGATGCGGCGCAGGTCGAATCATATTGAATAGCGAGGCCTTTGGATTTACATCGCGAAACTCAGGCATTGAAGGCTTTGTATGCTTAGAGGGGTTGAAAGGAAGCATCTCAACCCACTTTTTCTGCCAGCAGTTTTGCACATAATCTTCAAGCATCTTTGCCTGATCATTATCATTGATAAGACCTTCAAATGCTTCGGCAATAGAAATATGTTCTGGTCGCTGCTTATTCACTTTTGGAAATACAGTATCATGTGCATTGAACATATGAATACCAACCTTGTCTGCGACATCATGGCGAATGCAAACAAAGAAGGTGCGTTCACGCGATTGAGGTGTACCAAAGTCAGCAGCACTCAATACCTGATAGGTAACAAAGTATCCAGGTGTAACTTGCTCAAATGCATTTCGGAATTCATTTAGCTTACCAACGGCCTCACCCATGGTGATACCCTTGACGTTTTCTGCAATAATAACCTTAGGCTGAATCTCACTAGCGATGCGAATGAATTCAAGAAACAAATCTTCGATGTTCTCAACCTTCTTACCATCGCTGTAAGTCTTTTCCTTATTCCAACCCTTCTCGCGCTTACCAGCTACAGAGAATGCGGAGCAAGGAGGAGAACCATCGAGAATATCAAGCTCACCTGGCTTTAGCGCAGCAGCGGCTAGCAAATCTTTACCAGTGATACCTTTGATATCACCAGGAACAATCTTGGTATCTGGAAAATTCATCGAATAGGTCTTGATGGCCTCTTCGACAAATTCATTGATGGCAATGACCTTGCCGCCAGCGAGGCGATAGCCAGTGGAGCTACCACCACCACCAGCAAAGGTAGACACCACAGTAAACAGCTCGCGAGCAGAGCTGTTTTTGACATCTTGAACGGAGTATGGCTGATATTTTGTCATGTAGCTATATTATACCTTATTGAACAAAATGTCAATGGCTAACTAAAGAATTGATTTAGTGTTGGTG